AGTAAAGGTCTTTTGTCAATGACTGATGGAACAGTTGATACTGATGCTGACCAAATTGATTATGATAAATGGTGGGATATTACAGCAGAGTTTATAGAAAATGAAGAGGATGCAGAGCTAGCACAATTGCAAATGGAAAAAATTAGAACTTATATTAGTGCATTTAACGCAGAAGTATCAGATGCACAAAATGCAATGCGTGCTAGCCTAGAAGATGCTAAAAATGCACATGAAGAAGCATTCCTTAACGCAAGACTTGCTACTGAAGCTAGTGTTACAAATGCAAGAATAGATGCTAGCATAGAAGAAGCTAGTATATCAAGTAAAACAAGTGCATCAATAGCAAAGATGAGAGAATCTACTGGTGCTAGCATAGCTAAAATGCAAGCATCAACAAACGCTAGTATTGCTAAAATGCGTGAATCAACTGGAGCTAGCATT